CTGATGCGTCTTTTAAACCTTTTCTTAATTTCTTTACAGTATCACAAGTTTTTCTAAGTACATTGTTTCCGGTAATATCAAACCAGTTTTCATTAATAGAAGCTAATTCTATAATTGAGAATATACCTAGTAGGATATTAGTTAAAATAGCTGGTACAGAAATTACAAAAGAAAACCCTAAGAAGTCAAGTAAGCTATTTGCAAATGGAGTTAATGCATAATAGTCTAATGGAAATACTACACCTGCAGTGATATAATATCCTAGAGATTTGTATACATATCCTTGTCTAAGAATTCTAGATTGAAATATATCTCTGTATTTTCTTTTAGTTTGTTTAGCTATTTTTCTAAGAGATATTAGTTTAACTACAGTATCTACAAAGATTATAAACATTAAAACAAGAACCATAATTTCAATTGGTGCAAAGAAAGAAGAGACTGCCAAGATTCCTAAAGTTATATTTGTTTTCATATTGTAGGTATTTGAGCTTTAATCAGACGGTATATAATATATAATATAATAATTATTAACCATATACCACCCAACCATGCTAGGAAGTTGACCCAACCTGGGATGTATTTTATCTTTTGTGGCTTTTGAGTTTTTGTTACTAATCTAGTTTTATAAATAGTATTACCTCTTACAGTTCTGTAGATAGTATCTACGCGGGCAATTACTTTATATTTATTATCTCTAACTCTTGATTGTAACTTAATAATAGTTCCATCTTTCTCTGCTAGTCTAGAGGCATATACATTACCTAATGAATCACAGAATAATGTATCTTCTATATATACAGTTTCTCCCGGGATATTAATAGTAGTATCTCTAATTTGTGTTATAGTAACTATACTATCTTTCTGAGTACAAAGCGGGCAGTATTTTTCAAGTCTTCTTTCTAATGAACAAGAACTGATAAACATTAACAGTAAAGAAACTATAAATAAATTTTTCATTATGCGCCAAATGTTCTTATGTCATACTTAATTACAAATCTCAATGTGCCATTTCCAAGAGTAGGATTAACATCCCCCCATGTTCTTAATACAATAGGTTTATTTATCCATGTACCATTAAATTGATAGTTAACAGAATTAGCTGTATCAAGAGCACCCTCAAAATGTGTAAAGTGCATTGCTTTATTTCCAGCAGTTGTCATAAATCCTTTTTGCATAAACATGTTTCCTGTAGCACTTGGATTAATAAAGATATATGGATTGGCACCTGTACCAATAGTATAAGGTGTTCCATTATCTGTAAACTCCATGGCAACTGAATAAATAGCATAATATTGATTTGCTCCTGGTGCAGGTAAAATTACTGCAGGACTTGATCCAGTACTTAAAATTTGAGCAGCAGATAAATTTACAACAGTTTCTGTTACACTGCTCCCACCACCACTTAATTGTATTAACGTACTCATTTGAATTAATATATTTTATTTATAGTTTATCTACTTATTTCTTCCCAATCTACAGAAACATATCCACCTAAAGTTCCTCCTATAGTATCAATAGCCATTTCAACTACTAATTCAAAAGGAGTTCCTGTAAAAGTATTTCTTTCAAGTTGAGTTGCAAATAAAGCTTCTTTTAATATGTTAATACTTGGAGAACCTTGGTTAGAAGAGTTTACATACCCCTGTGCTAACACCCTACCTCCAGCAGCAGATGTACCTGTTAAGTTATATGCAACAGCAGAATCAACCCCAACAGGAGTCCATAAACCACCAGTTATAGTTGCAGATTGAACAACTCTCCAAGCATAGTTTTTACCATTACCTAAACCTAATATAGACGCAGCAGTAAGTATTACAATTGCATCTAGTTTAGTTGGCACAAGTCTTAACCCTACAATAGGATAATAAGTTCCTGCTGCAGCAAATGTTCTTGGAGTAAGTATTGGTGTACCAACAGCTTGTTGTGCCCCTCTTAACTCATATCCTCCCTCTGATATTACAGAAGAACAAACTTGTTTTAATGTGGTTGCTGTTGCAGTTGATGCATTAAGTATCTCGTATCTTAATGGTAATGAAGCTGTAGTAATATAAGTAGAAGTAATTAAGTTAGCATGATTAAATCTATGACAAACTATAAAGTTTCCATCTATTATAAACCCTATTCTTACTGTGCCTTCACCTAACCACTCAATATCCATAAATAGAATCTGAGCTTTACTAATATCTAAAGTTATTCCTGATGGTCCATTACCATCCATTGTATCAGCATTCCAAGAAGCTTGATCTACAACAGTTTCAGTTACAACACCTGTAACCAAACTTCTTTCTACAAAACTTAAAGTGTTGTCTCTTAATTGAATATATATACCATTTTCTGTTCCAAAATAACCCACTCTTTGTCTTAGGTTAGTTTGAGCTGGAGCCATCACAAAGGTATTCATAACCAACAAAGACTTACCTGGTTGATAAGAAAATACCTTTGCTGTTTCTCTTAGTACTTCAGATCCAGCTGTGCCAGTTACATTTAGATTTACTAATCCTTCATTTGGACTAAATACTGCAGTACCTCCACTTGTTGTAGAAGTATTCCATAAACCATTATCTCTATATCTATGAGATGAATCAAATAATGTTAATGGTTGTGCGGTTCTAATTCTACCAAATGCATCTGTGAGCATTGGGTATTGGGTAAGAATATCATTAGAACCTGAACCTCCAGCTATGGAAACTATGGTACTCATAAGTTATTGTATCCAAGTAATTAAAAATGTAGTACCTGTTGCATCATAAGTAATACCACTTAGAGTGTTATTCTTATCAGGAGCAAAATTTACAGTTGTTCCTGCAGGTATTGTAACACCATTGACTGTTCCAGAAGCAGTTCCAACATTGGCTATTGAAAAACCATATGTTACTGATATACCTCCAGCACCAGTATCAGAAAGAATTACAGGTGTTCTTGTTGCTACTGCACTACTCCCTACTAAAAAATCATAAATTTTTTGTAGACCTTCAAGTACTTTTAATTGCCATGGGAAGTTATTTCCCTTGTTTCCGTAATCTTTTAAATTTCCTATTGACATAATTAGTATTTGTTAATTAATAATCATAAAGTGAATTCTTACTGCTTGGTTTAAGGCAGCATTTCCACCATTTCCAATGGTAACACCAAAAGATCCTGCTTGCACAATTCCCAAAATTAAAGAGGGTATACCCGCTGCTGCTCCTCCATATTGCACTGTAAGAAGTACTTTTGATGTTGCAGTAACTTTATCATTAAGCACAGTAAAACTTGTTTTTGCATTTGCAGCAAGAGTAGAAGATACTGTAGTAATTACTCCATTATGAGCATTTATTTTAACTGGTGTTGTAATACTTGTCAACTGAGTTACAGTATCAGTATCATATAGTGATTGTAATGGTGCAGCATTAACTGCTAGTGGTAACCAACCGTCATCTCTAGAAGAATCTTGAGCCCCAATAGGTAATAGGTTAGTAACATCTGTAGGAAGGGTTTCTCTGTAGTTTCCTGCTTTAATCCAGGAAATAAAATTTAGAATATCCATGATCTATCTTTTACCTTGTTCAACATATTTTTGTTTCTGATTATCATATTTATCTAAAACTTTTTTAGAGTCTTTACCATACTTTTTTTCTAGATATGTTCTTAAATTATTTGTTGCCATAATGTATATTTTAATTAAAGAATTCTACTGTTGCTGATATAGGCACAGCTATTGTAAAGTCAATTACTACTGTTGCATCAAAAGAGGTACCTGCTGTCATTACTAATGTAAACCAATGATCTTCTGGAGCACTAATTGTATCATCATCTGCTATAAAAGTAGATGCTGTTGAAATTAAATTACCAGAGCCATCTGCTACCAAAACAGTTCTTGCCATTGCAGAAGCAACAGTGTCATATACATTTGTGTTATCAGCAAGAATAACAGAGTCTTCTCTAACTCTTAATAGCTTATCAGAACCTACAACAACACCAATTAATAATGCATAACTAGCAGCACCATTAACTACTGCTATTCCTTGTATTCTGTATTTTTTATATATGCTACCATTAGATAGTGTAATAGTCCCTCCTATTGTAGACATAGTAGCTTGAACAGCTGGTTCAAGTGAACCATCAACAAAAGTTACTGAAGGATCACCTACTTGACTAGCAAAGTCAGAAACTTTTATAGCTACAGTAGTGTATTTATCATCTCTAGTTTCTGTTCTGATTCCAATAGGAAGCAAAGCATCATCAGGAGCTGATGTAACAACTCTTCTTTTACTAGCTATCCAGGAGATAAAATTTAGTATGTCCATGATGTATTAAATTAGATTCTAACAACTGAAAGAAATCTTCTACTGATGTTAGCAAACGCACCTACTGCTTCAACAGTAACTGCAATATATACATTTTGTGACCAGTTTATAACTCCGGAAGATGTAGCATTGCTAAATAAAGGAGAATTATAGTTAGTCGCAGTTGCAGCAACTGAACTATCAGAATTTGAATCTCCGTCAATAAGACCATTGTTTACAGAATAAAGTGTATTTATGTTACACCATACATCTCTTTCAAACTTAGTTCCTATTTGTGTAGATCCAACTGTAGCAGTGTTTGTTCCACCAAGTAAAAATCCACCAGCAGTGTATACATTGCCAACATTAGGAATATTATTTGTCATGTAAACTCTAACAATAAAAGTACCAGCACTAGGTTGTTTACTAACAAAAGCTTTTATATTAAGAATTGGATTAGTACTATTATTAAATGTATTTGCTGGAATGGTAGATGCAGACATTGTATACTGGTTTCCATTATTTGGAAAACCATATGTTGGTTGAAATGTATTACTAAAACTTGGAGAAGCTGTACCAGATGGGCCAACAGGACCTTGGATACCTTGCGGACCTTGAGGTCCAGTAGCTCCTTGAGAAGCTAACAATGCCCACTTAGTAGGATCTAAGTTAGGTGTAGTTGTTGTAGGGCCTACATTAGCAGTACAGAACCAAGAAGCTCCACCATAACCTACTGCATCATCAACTACATAACTATTTAATGCTGACCATGCACCTTGCCAATTAAGACCTGCTGGTCCTACTGGTCCTGGTACACCTTGTGGTCCTTGTGGTCCTTGTGCTCCTGGTATACCTTGTGGTCCTGGAGGAAGTCCAGCAGCAACTTGTGTTGCAAAGTTTTGTACAGAAATTGCAGCTGTTAAATATGAGTCATCTCTTCTTTCGTCTAGTAATGCAACAGGTAACAAACTTGTTGCAGGATCTGCAGAAGTAACTACTCTACGACCTCTAATCCAAGAAATAAAATTTAAAATATCCATGATTGTTTTTGTTTTTAAAAATAATTATATACACTATATCTATAATATAATGAAAATTATTTAGATAACAAATTATTTCTCCTGGATATTTTGTTCTTGCGGTGGGTTTTGCTCTTGTATTATTTTTTCTAAGTACTGCACTAACGGTAATGCATACTTAAATGGTATCTCAGCTAAATAAGTTTTTAGCTCCTCAATGTTTTTTTCTTCTAGTGTTATCATGATATTATTGTTACTCCTATAGCATCTGCTACATATTTATTTACTATATTGTTATCTGTACCCCATGCAGCAAACTGCTCCTCCGTCATGGTGTAGTTGCCATCCAATAAGCCTGTGCCATCCTCATCATATAGTTGCCAATATGTTGTAGCTGTGGTAGCATTGGTAGCAAAGTTCAAAACAAGCACTGACATCTGAGATGCTGTGCCTTTGGTTGGTATGTTAAGTGGTTCTATGTGTATCATTATACTGATGTTATTGTTTCCCAAGCTGATGCAGTTCTAACACATAGCTTGTTTAATGTTGTATCATATACCACTAAGCCTGCAGCAGGTGAAGCTATTGCATTCTTTTGTGTGGTTGTCATTCGTGGGGGTAGGAAGCCACGAGTAGTTGAGTCAACTGCTAATTGTGCTGATGCTTGATAGGTCAAACCTCCCACACTACTTATTGACACAGATGAGGTAGTAACTTTTACTGCATCCGTTCCTGCAGATAATGCCCGAATTTCCATTCCATCAGTTGGAGTACCCGTACCACGTGCAATATAGATATTGTTGTTATTCATTAACAAAGAACCACCCGTTAAAGTCAAGTTACCACTCACCCTAGCAGTACCATTCACATTTAACTTAAATCCTGTATCTGTGGTGGTGTTAATTAAAAAGTTACCTGTAGAGCCAGTAAATTGTGCAATCTGAGCTGCTTTTCCGTTGTAAATTAACGTATCTCTAAAATGTGTAGTTCCTGCTGAAGCACCACTATAATTCAAAATCAGAGATGAATTTGCATTGGTTCCATAGTTACCATTAATGGAATTACCAAAAGCATATACTTGCCCTAAATTATTTACTTGTGTTATTGATGAGGTAATTAATAACATTCCAGTACCTTTAGGACTAAGGGTTAAATTTATATTAGAACTACTACCTATTAAGGAAATAGTATTATAACTTATTCCTATCCCTTGTGTTAAATTATTAGCAAAAACACTTAATGTGTTACCACCTAAATTATCTGCACTAATGATATTTGCATCACCCCTTAAATCAAATGTTTTTGTTGGTGTACTTGTACCTATCCCTAGTCTATTATTTGTGTTATCCCAAAATAAGTTAGCACTCTGCTGTAGCACATTACCTGTACCTTGGAATAGTACCCCGCCAATAGTACCTGATGCTATTGCTGTGGTGCCTACTGTGAGGCTACTGCTACCACCATATTGTGGTATATTTAAAGTAGATCCAGTTAAAGTAGCTGCACCTGACGTACCTGTAGTAGTTAAAGTTAGTAAAGGTTGATAAGTTGCTGCAGCTGTGGCAGATGTAATAAATCCTGAAGGATTAGTAAGAGGATAATACTGTAAGTCATAAGTGGGTAAACCATTACTCCATACTACTCCTGGGTTAGGATAAAATCCAGAAAGATCTCCACCAGCAGCTCCTGTTGGAGGACCACCACCAATAGTCTTTGGCTTACCATCTGGACCATTTACTTGTAATCCACCACCAAATATATTTCCGTCTTTATCAACTATCTGCATAATCTATACCGTATACATAATAAGTTGTACCAGGAATGTTTGAATATACAACCAATTCATCCCCTTCTTTTAATGCGTATGTTAAACCATCAGTAACTGTATCTCCAGCACTCAAGTTTAATTCATATAATGTTTCACTACTGGCAGATAATGCATCATATCTTTCTAATGTAAGAACATATACTAAAGGATTGTAAAATCTTAAGGTTAATATTTTAGTTAATAAAGGGCTACCACTACCTATATATAAGATAGTTCCAGCAACATTAACTTCTCCTTGTTTAACAAATTCTGCCATACATCAATATACAAAAAAATCCCCAGCTTTGCAACTGGGGACTATTTTGCTGTATTACTAGAAACATGGAAAGAAATACAGACTAGAGTATTAGGCCGATTGTTAGTGCAAGGGATAACATAACTGCAATGCAAACATTTGCAATTTTAAAATCATCTTCATTAATTACATACTGTTGTGATATCTTATCATATACTGGTTTGTATAAGATATGTGCTATTGCCCAAAGCATAGCAATGCATGTAAATAACACAATAATTGCAACTATTTTCATCATTCCATTTTTAATAGTTTCTCAGACATAAGTAAAGCTCTTGTCAAGTCACCAATTGTCTGATCAAATAATAAACTCTTTACTGGAGATCTATTAAGATTATAATTCTCTTTAAGATCTTCCGCTAATTTAGAAAATACTTTTCTAAGTTCAATAATTTCTTCTGACTCATTAATCTCTTCTGAGTCTAAACCAACTAAGATATCCCCAAAGGAATAGATCTTAGTTTCTTTAAAAGCTGCTTGCTCACTCATAATCTATCAATTCTTCTTTGTAAATATACTAAAGCTTTTTGTAAATCTTCTTTTTTAGTAGAAGTTTTTTTACCAGCTCGTGCTAAATACTTTATAACATTCCCTAGATAAAAGTCTTCATCTAAACCCCAGGCTTCTAATACATTAAATACCTCATAAGTATTTCCTGCTCCACCATAATACTT